TTATTTATCTTCATTTTCATGCTTTCTTTTTTTAGGGCTATAAGAAACTATATCTTCTATGCTGCATTCAAAGTAATCACAAATGCGGGCTAGAATTTCCATATTTACTGTCTCATTCTTACCTAGTTTTGCTACTGTGGTAGGACTCAATTCAACAGCTTTCTGGAACTCTGTCTTATTCATCTCTTCATCAATTAGAATCTTCCAAAGTTTATTGTAGCTGAATCCCATATACATCCTCCTTATTTATTTTCTATATATAATACTTCTATATGTTTGCGTAAATTATATCCATATTTAATTATATCATAATTATAGTTTTTTGAGTTATAAACTTAAATTCTTTGTTACATAGTTTTATAACCTTCTAAGACTATCAAGTCTAGCTCTAAAGATTAATACATAGACTGATGTTTCATTTACTACTAACACCCTCCATTCTAACCTAATACGGTAATCCACCGTTTCAGCTTTTATATTATATGAAAAGAAAGTACTTTCCTTTTTCTCCCCCTAATATCAATATAACTCTATCAATCTAACTAATATCTATATAGTTAGGTTGTCTTTTTGACAAGTCTAGACTTTTCCTTTTTGCCATTCTAGAATTATCAAAATCACCATTCTTGACTTGTCCGTTTGACAAGTCTGAAAGTATAAATACAAAAATCAGCAAGTTTTTTAATCCTGCTGATTCTCATCTACTATAATCTATTTTCTTGTATCTCCACTAACTAGGTCAACCACCACTGAAACATTGAAATACTTTTTTAGCACTTTTCGCTTGCTATTTTGGTCATCTTCTTCAAAAGCAAAATAGTCATGAAAGAGCTTGAATCTCAGGATTTCTACATAATTTCCCTTTGTATCAACGCAATGCACTCCACATGGCTCGAGAGGATAGTAAGTACGTCAAATACCCTTGGTCGTTCATGGGAATATGTCGATAGCACTTTTGTAAGTTTTTATGTTTGCGGGAATATGTCTACCTTCTGCCCAATATTTATTCATAATCCCAACTATCAATTTCCCTTGCACCTTTTAGTATAATATATGGATAATCTGCTGTAGCAAAAATTTCATCATTTAGTCTGAAACTCACTTCATCGCTGATACTTATCGTTTCACCTAAGAACTTTTCTTTAAGTACCTTATTCAAATCAAGAAGATTTCTTATGTCTCCATTTGATTGCCCTATAATAAACAACAAGTAAAACATAAACATTGCTTTTTTATTAGTGCCTTTTGGATTTAGTATGATTTCCTCATCAAAACTTTTAAAATGCTCTTTTACAAACCTCTTTAACCCTCGAATTGTAATTGCAGATGATTGCAATATTTCTTCCATATATTTTTTTATAAGACTTATAGTTTTCTCATCTGGCTCACTAATACACTGCAAGTAACTTTGAAACAAAGGATAATTTGTAGCATAAGCCAACTGATATTGCAGTGTAGTATCAGTCATATCTTTTGGCATCATAGCAGTAAATCTATTTCCTACCTCAATCTCTATAAAGCTATCCTTCAAATTATTAACAAAACCTTCAAACGTATCAAATTTAAACTGAATCCTTTTTGCATCTAATGTGAGGTTTTGAAAAAGCACATTGTTTTTACATTCATCTATAACTGAGTTGCATATTCTTATGTTATATATCGCCATACCAAATAAACTTACCAGTACATTGACAGAATTATCTTTTCCAACGTATGCCAATAGCGTATGACTACCAAAATCCATCGTCTTGTTAATTAAATCATATACTTCTCTATTGCTTACAATTGTGACCAAGTCATTCCCAGTTCCATTTGTTATAAATTGAATTATTGGTTCAAAAGAATTTATTTTATTATTCACTTCATTATTTAAACAATACCATTCAAAAGCTATTTTAGCTACCATTCTATACATAGCTTGACTAAAAAACACAGGCAAATCTATCTTTACTATTTTATCAATTTCTATTTGATTTATATCAACTACATTTATATTCGTATCATTCGCCGCTTTTATTTTTCTTATTTCATCAATCTGTCCAATTAAATATTTCCCATCCACACTGCGCATTTTTTTATTACTGCCAAATAATTCTGTTTCTGATGAAATTTTAGTAGCATATTCTACACCTGCAACTTTAATCTTCACTTCATATGATGAATATCTTTTACTCTTACTAGACTTTATATCAAGCTCGTTTGTTATTATGGCTAATTTGCTGATAACCTCATCTTCAAACAAATCACTGAATTTATTGTTATGCTCCACCCGACATACGTTTGGATTAATTATTTTTGCATTAGTTAATGCATCTGGTATTATATCGGATTTTGACAAATCCTTACTTTCACCACAATAAATACATCCTTTTTCCATGTAGCCTCCTAAATAAATTACTTTTCATATTCTTCCTTAATAAAATCACCACTAAACACAAATAAGTCATTAATGGGAATGTATTTCCTTATATAGTCTGTTAAATTTGTATTCCCAACAGATACTTCCCCACAAAGTGAGCCTTTGAAGATATGTTTTTTATTCTCTGTATCCGTAATTTGCATTTCCCAGTCCCCTACATCTGTTGCATAGCAAAGCAGCTGTCCGCCTTCACAGTATTGGGAAAATAGATTTAATATTTCATCAGTTGTTATCTTCTTAATATTAAACTGCTTTTTTCTGCCGATTTCATATTTCCCAAAACCACCAGCATAGTTATAACCTGTAAACCATACTCGCCCTGTTGATGATATAGTCAGATGTTGCTCCACTTCATCTGTAGAGGAAGGCTCAGGACCATAACAGATATTATTAGATATAATCCTTATTTTTTGTATATCCATTTTGCCACTCCTCGCTAAATTACAAATTGAAACTTGTAATACTATTTTTCAATAACTTTCTGTAAATATGCTAAAATTATATCCATTGCAGTTATGAGTCTTGAAAAACGTGTATATGTTCCACTACCTTCTTTAGCATTGTTAAACCCCGTTGTACTTTTATTTTTGATTGAAGTAATTTGTACAACTGCTTTTTCTAATTCCTCTTTTGAGTATTGAGTTTCTTGATTCATTAATAATGATTTAGAAATGTATAAAGCTTTAATCCTATTTTTAGATAGAGAGAATGAAGGTGAACCTTTCTCTAATTTAGGTTGTACCTTTTCGCAATTAACTATTGATGATTCAATTATTTTTAAGGTATCTTTAATCTGTTGCTCTGTAAATGAATGGATAACATTAACCTCCTAAATTATAATTTGACCTGTCTATTTCTCTAAAATTAATATTCATATTTCACATCTAATTTCCTATTAACAACTCTTTATATAAATGCATAGTGTTTACTTAAGTTTTATAGTAAGAATTGAATGATAGTCAGATTCTGTATAACTTTCACATTCAATTACAACCTCATCGTTACTATTAATGCGATACTCTTCTATACCTACAAATTTTGTATTACGGGTAGTTGAGAATGTAATTATTTTTCCATTACCAACGTCTACTGATAACTGCATAACCATTCCATTATCGCCACCAGCCCAACGCCAACTTTTAATCACTCCCGTGTATGTTTCTTGATATGCATCGCCTAAGGACTTCTCTTCTTTTTTACACCCTGCCAATGATACTAACAATAAAAACACGCAAAATATATATATCAACCTTTTCATAAAAATCACTCCAGAACTCTTATTTATTGTCCTTAATCCATCTTAGCAAATATGGTCTATCGTTATTTGCCCCAGGTTTTTCAAACCACTCAGAGCAAAGATAATATTCCTCTCCATAAATATTTAGGATTGGCTTTGCCATATACCTAACTGGACGTGTAGCATACTGTGATTTCTTTACTAATAGTGGATATTGCAAGTCAAAGTTTTCTTTTGAGTATTCTTTGGTTTGCATTAAAGTAATAATTTCTGCCGGGATTCGACCGCTTTCCAAAATTGGTGGTAAAGCAGTTCTTGCAATTTCAGCTACCTTTAGATTTTCATAGCCTTTAAATAAGTCTTTCAGTAAAAATATTTCAGCATCCATAAGATTTTCTGCTTCTTTAATTGCTATCTCCAGTAATTCATTTACATCAATCATGTTAATTCTCCTTAACAATCATAATAACAACATTGTTGACATTATTATATAACTTCCAATCTTTAGAAGTCAAACTATTCATACAGAATCTGTAACAAAAAAACACCCCATAGGCTTCTAAGAACCTAAAGGGTGATATACTCTCATTGATTTTTTAAATCTCCACATCCACGCTTGTGCCTGACTTGAATTCCACCGAGAACTTTTTCTCATAAACCATTACCTTTTCAACCATTCGCCTCACAAGGGATTCATCGTATTCTTCTATCTGCTCCACCTGCTCTGCAAGGAACTCCTGCATCTCAGCAATTCGCTGTTTCAAGCCTTCTCTTTCCGCATTCTCTGCCATAGCATTCTGCCTTAATTCTCTCAGACGGTCAATCTCATCAGCAAGGTCATTGTAATCCTTTTTAGCATTTGCTCGTTTTAAAAGCTCCTTTTGCAGTTCTTCCAGTTTAGCATTGATGCTTTCCATAGAATTTTCATCTTCTAAAGCAAGTACTGAAGCAATGTTCTGCTCTAAAGCTACAATCATATCATCCTTACCACCAAGTGCCATATTGATAGCTTTTATTACAGCCTGTTGAAGTTCCGTTTCCCCAACTGTTGGTGCATCACATCTGGATGGTCCATGTTCCACCCTGCTGACACATCGCCAAACAAAGGAACGCTTACCTCTGTTATTCCAAGCAATTCTGCGATATATGTCACCACACTTTGGGCAATAAACAATACTTGAAAGAGCATACTTGCTGCTATAAACTCTTTTCTTTCGGTTAGCACCACTATGAAGATTTGTTCTTCTTAGCATTTCCTCCTGCACCTGCATATAAAGGTCGCGGGGTATGATGGCTTCATGGCTATTTTCTACATAATACTGTGGAACAATGCCATTATTTTTAACTCGCTTTTTCGTAAGTACATCCACCGTGTAGGTCTTCTGCAAAAGGGCGTCACCGATGTATTTCTCATTTCTTAGGATTTTCTTTATAGTTTCTGGTCTCCATTTTGCTTTGCCTGCTGCAGTTAGGATGCCATCTGATTCTAAGCTTTCTCCGATTTGTTTCAGGCTTGCTCCTTGCAGATACTCCAAATAAATGCGTTTTACAATCTCTGCTTCAGTAGGTTCAATAATCAAATGACCTTCATCATCTTTGGTGTACCCCATGAAACGATTGTGGTTTACCTGTACCTCACCATTTTGGTAACGGAACTGTAATCCTAGCTTTACATTCTTGCTTAAGGACTCTGATTCCTGTTGTGCAAGGCTCGCCATAATTGTAAGCAGCACCTCTCCCTTAGAATCTAAGCTATTTATATTTTCTTTTTCAAAATATACAGAAATGTTCTTTTCCTTTAGCTGTCGGATATACTTGAGGCAGTCCAGGGTATTTCTTGCGAATCGGCTGATGGACTTGGTAACAATCATATCGATTTTGCCCGCCATTGCCTCATTAATCATGCGATTGAACTCCTCACGCTTTTTAGTATTAGTGCCTGAAATACCATCATCAGCAAATATCTCAGCAAACTCCCACTCTTCATTATTTCGTATGAAATTGGTATAATGCTCTATCTGTGCCTCGTAACTTGTAGCTTGCTCATCGCTGTCGGTACTTACACGGCAGTACGCTGCGACCTTGAGTTTTGGCTTGTCTTCCATTTTTACATTATTGCCGACACGTCTTCGCGCTGGAATTACGGTAATATTCTTAGTTGCCTCCATTCGTTTCCACCTCGCTTTCTATTAAACTGTAGGCGTATTCAGCCTGTTTGAATGGATTGTCAAATTCCTGTATCTGCTTTCCCATTGTAAAATGCAGGGGAGCGGCAGGTGTTTCCTTAACCTTTAATTCTCTGACCCTGCCAAGCTGACTGGCTCTCGACTGACGTTCCTCTTCTGCCTTGTCGAACAATTCCTGATCTATGATGGCAGGGTAATATTCATCCCCAAGGTAATGAGTGTTTCGGAGCATTCGTCCGGCACTGCCGTGGAACAACTTCAAGCCTACCATTTCGGCTGCCACCATCAGTGCCTTGCCGGAAATATACTCTTTGAAGAAGGTTCTGACCTGTTCTGCCTGGACTTCATCCACAACCGCTTTTCCGTCCTCGATGCGATATCCGTAGGGAATATGTGCTGTCATTTACATCACCAACCTTTCCGCTAAATTCAGTCCACATTTCAAATGGAAGATAATCTTTTTTCTTGATTCAACCGTAATGCTGTCCACAAAGGCGAGGAATATTTCATCCTCAAATTCGGTCAGTATCTCACCCTTGGTAGTAAAAGACATCAGCCTTTGGAGTTCCTTGACCTTAACCTTGTCACCGCCTACGGAATTCAGCAACTGCTCTTTTTCCGAACGCAGACGTTGTTCTTCTACTACAAGTACATTATTTTCCTTGTTAAAAACGGCAGGCTCCAAGAACCCTGCTGCCATAAGGCTTGTAAGCGTTTGCTTTTTATCAGTGTTTTCTTCCATTTGGCATTCCAACTTCTGAATACGGAGCAGCCTGTCTTTGTCATCCATGCCACGCAGGGTTCGCAGGAGCGGTTTCAGTATCGCATTGTGGCCGTATACCAGTTTGTTCATCATGGTAAGGAATGCGAACTTAATGCCCTCATCGGAAATGTAAAGCATAGAACAATCTTTTTTACTTTCCAGGTGCGTTCCGCAAGTCCAAGCCACATAATCTCCGCTCGGTTTGTAATGCTGCCTACGCTTGAAGGTGCCGCCACATTCTCCACATTTGATTTTGCCGGAGAAACAATATCGGTTTTGGTATCTGTAGGTGTCTGTTCCGTTACCTTTTTCCATTGCCCTTTGGTCGAGAACCGCACGGACTCTATCAAAATCCTCACGGCTGATAATCGGTTCATGATGATTTTCGCAAAGGAAACGGTCACGCTCACCGTAATTTCGATGGCGGTTAAAACTGCTGTCACTGTAGGTTTTCTGAAAAATCACATCGCCCGTGTACTTCTCATTGGTGAGAATGGCGTTCACAGCACCCGCACCCCATTTGCCGTTTTTCTTGGTCTTAAGTCCTCTGGCATTCAGTTCCTTGGCTATGGCGTGCGTACCTTTACCCGCAAGGCAGGATGCGAAAATCTCTTTTACAACCTCTGCCTGTTCCGGCACAATGACCATCGTGCCGTTATCGTTGTCATAACCGTAGGGAGGATAGGCGATAATGAAGGTGCCGTTCTGAAAGCGTTTCTGCACCGACCACTTGCTATTTTCGGAAATAGAAACCGATTCACTTTCTGCAAGACTGCTTAAGATGGAAAGCATCAATTCACTTTCCATAGAACCCGTATTGATATTCTCTTTCTCAAAATAAATGGAAATGCCCAGATCTGTCAGCTTTCGCACCATCTCCAGGCAGTCCGTAGTGTTTCGGGCAAATCGGCTGATAGACTTGGTTATGATAAACTCAATCTTACCGTCCTCGCAGTCTGCAATCATAGAAAGCAGTCCGGCACGGACATCCTTTTTCGTACCTGTGATACCTTCGTCATAGTAAAGACCCACATACTCCCATTCGTCATTGGAACGGATGTAATTTTCATAATGAGCCTTTTGTGCCTCAAGGCTGATAAGCTGTTCATCACTGGCTGTTGATACACGGCAGTAGGCTGCAACTTTCAACTTTTTCTTTTGAATCAGGGTTTCATTTACCCCGATTTTCGTTATCTTTTTCATCAACTCACCTCGCTTTTTGGGTAGTGACATATTCCCGTACTATTGCGGAACTATCAAGTCATTTAGCCCATAATCTCTGACAAAAACGGGGAGAAAGTTTTGCGATTTACAGCCGATATTTTGTGGAATTCATCCACAGAAATCATGCCGAACATGAACATGGTTTCGAGCATTTTCTGTGCCATGTAAAAGTCGTATTCACGCTGCAATTCCTCCTGCGTAATCTCGTGTGCCACGGCGTTGGGTATTTTAAAGTTTTCGATTCTCTGTACTTCCATATAGGCTCCTCCAATCCGGGAATGGTAGAAATGTTCCCTTTGTCTATAAGCGAAAAGACAGGCTGAATCGAACCCCCTAAAGGCAAAAAAATAATGCCCTTCAAGGAAAAATCCTCAAAGGGCATCGTGTTAGTTCGGAATTTTGAGTTTCCAACCGCTATAAATCACATTGGAAGAAAGTCCATTCAGTTTCTTGATTTCGGTGTATCTGCTGCCTTTGCCGAGATATTTCACGGCAATATCCCAAAGGGTATCGCCCTTCACAACCGTATGGACACGGTAATCCGGCTCGGCTGTGCTGTCGGCAGGATAAATGGCAGTGCCGTCATTGGCAAAAACAAAAGTACCAGGGTTCTTATCTGCGGCCGCCTTTGCATTGGAAAGGATACGATACGCACCTACCTGGGATTTGCTGTCCTTCCAGGTCTTACGCACACGGTAATAACCAGTAGTCAGCTTTTCGGGATATGTCACCGTAGGCTCTGCAGGAGTTTCGGTTTCCTCCTCATCGGTAGTCGCCAGGAGTGCCTTGACCTCGGCACGGAAGGTATCCATGCTCTTGCCGTGCTTTGGAAACCAGTGCATCACATCGCCGTGGTTGGATGCCACGCCCTGCTTGTAACCTTCGGAGTGGCAGATGATGTTCTGTTCGGTCAAACCGTACTCCTTACAGAGGTAGGCACAAAGTTCAACGGCCTCACGGTACACCTTCTTAAAGTAGGCATAATCCGAAAGACCGTCCTCGCAGATTTCAAAACCGATATGGGTATTGTTTGCACTCCCCCCAGCGTGCCAACCACGATGATTCCAAGGGAGAGTTTGGTATGTGGCAATCGTGCCGTCAGCCAACTTGCCGATAAAGGCATGAACGCAGACCTCTCTGCCGCCGGGATGGTAGGTGTTCCAATGATTGCCGTACTGGTTTTTACCGAGCAAACCATCATCAGGACCTACATAGCGTTTTAGGTTCGGGTTGTTTGTACCCGTGGAATGAACCATGATACCCTTAACCGTGATTTTCCTGCCTGCTTTGTAACAGGCGTTTTCCGTTAAAATAAGTTTGTGTAAATTCATGTTACTTTCCCTCACTTTCCTTATTGTCGCGGTCATGGAGCTGCTCCAAGATTTCCTTCATCTTCTCCGGAATCGGCAAACCAAGGTGGGATGCGTTTTCTAAAAGGCTCACGCCCTCATTGGAGAGATAGAAGAAAATGACCGCCGTTCTCAGTACGCTGCCGTCACCGATGACATTGGCATCCAGGACGTGTGCGATTCCTACCATCGCAAAAATCAACACTTTTCGACAAATGCCCTTAAACCCAACCGAACTGGAAAGGTTCTTGTCCACAATGGCACACATAACTCCCGTGATGTAGTCCACAACCACGAACGCCACCAGTGCATACAGAAGACCGTCAAAGCCTCCCAGGAACCAACCGAGCCAACCTCCAAGGGCAGTAAAGATGATTTGAATGGTGTTCCATAAATCCTTCATAGTAAAATCCTCGCTTTCATAAATTTTTGTATGCAAAAAGGGCACCCACCATATGGCAGATACCCTTAAAGCCGTTATTCAGTTTGCTTGGGCAGCCATTCCCATACTCGCATATCCTCCTGCCCAAGGGACCACATACACATCCCTCGCAGTTTCCATCGGTATGCTGCCTGGTTCGCCCAATAGATCAGGCTGTCCACATCCTGGTAATACAGAATTGAAAAGCCGTCTGCATCTCCAAGGAACAGCCTTGAAATCCATATATTGATATCCCTTGGGATGATTTTTGCCGTGTAGTCATTGCCACACTCAAGGGGCATGATGTGGGAATGATAAAATTCATAATCCAGTGATATATCTTCGCTTCTGGTAGAGTATTCCTCCACATCGGAAGTAAGCGTAAAGACCTGGAACTCATTATCCCATGTGCAGTTACTCCTCTCGATTCTGCCATAGGAAGTTTCAGTTCCATCCGGCATTACAACATCAAATCTCTCATATGGCTCATACGTCCAGGCATCTCCCAAACGGAGCAATTGACAGTTGATTTGATTTTCCGAACGAATCCCTGCATATCCACCGCCACTGCTTACCATTGCAGTAAATCGCAGCGTATTGGATGTAGAGGAATGCACCCGTACCTTGTTTCCACGCTTACGCATTTCAATGGTGTAAACATTTGGATTGCTGCGAATGTCAGCCTTTGAAGTTTTTGAAATTGTCATGGAGTAACTGCCTTTCAGCGTAGAACCCTCATACAATTCCAAACGCTGTGTGTCATAGTTAAGGCAACAAAATAATGTTCCAATGAAGATACCCGCCTTACCGCAACCATTTGCCGGAAAGATAATCTGTGCCCGAAAGTGAATATCAGAAAATCCATTATAATTCCATGCAAGCTGACCATAACCTTCAAGCTGTGAGTATGGTCGTTTTGCCATACTTTCCGGGTCTTGCCACACATTCCACTCACCGGATAGAACTGTCCAGTAGCTTTCCGGTATCTTCTCTTCGTCACGGAAATCCTCATACCACACAAGAGCGGAGTCAGGCTTTCGGCGGAGCATTTCAAGTGTCAGCTTAAATCCCGTTGCAGGACCCACCATATCTCCATTCACATCTTTAAACTTTCGTGGAGCAAGGGTATATTCTGCTTCTCCCGCTGTTGGTTGTTCAGAAAAATCAGTACAGACACGGAAACCATAAAACTGCACACCGTTTACACCAACGGAAATAGTCAGTGTATGTTCTCCTGCAGAAAGTCTCACTCCCTTGGCAAGTGTCGCCCAGAAGGTAGTCCTCCAATATGGCCACCATAGCCTGTTCTCGGAGAAATGAACCGTACTGCCATCAAGAGATGCGTAAATACTGTTTTTATCCCAGAATGGGTAACACAGACGAACCGCCACATCATAAGAGCCTGCCTTATCAATCGTAAAATTGTAGGTAGCAGAACCCTCATCACCTAAAGTGACCAGTGTTTTTGATACAGAAACCACACCGTCATAGCTATCCGGTTCGGCACCACGGTCAATGAGAATTTCTCCAAATTCAGTGTGCTGTTGTTTTGCATATGCAGTCAGATATCTTCTGCGGTTATAGGTTTCGGTCATAAGCGGATAGGAATAATCTGTGGCATCCCTGCCTTCCATATAATCGTACACATGAGGCAATGCCCACGGTCCCATATCATAATCATCCCAATAGGAAACAATAGGGATAAAGGGTTGGGGAGGTGCATCATCGGTAAAATTATAGACACCCTGCATCCAGTATTTTGCGGCGTAATAAGTGTTAGATGTACCACGATAATATTTCCCAAGGTTCTCCGGCGTATCGTAAATCTGCCAGTTCCAACCGTAAGCAGGCATACCAAGGAAAACCTTGTCGGGATTCATTACCTTCGTAGCATAATCGTAAATACCCTCAAGCCAACTCCTCGGAGAAACAGGACCGGGAGCAGAACCCGCCCAAGCCATACCGTAACTCATGATAGATGCAGTATCGCAATATTTATCAAGGTCACCATACACGCACCAGTTTTCTCCACCCACCGAACCGTTAACAGAAGTCATACCTGGAAGGCAGATGTTCATCTCTTTGGTGGAGTCATAGGCTTTTACCGTTTCGTAGATGTGCTTGAACATTGCCGTGGATACTGCGTGGGTGGAATAGTCATCTCCTTTTTCCAAGTCGATATCCACACCATTGCACCACGGATACTTTTCCATGATACGCACAAGTTCAGAGCAGAACTTATCCTGCGCACCGTCCGTGTTATCACGCAGAGCCTTAAAAATGGAATTTGCACCATCGTTAGCAACAGTAAGCAACCATCGGATATGTGGCCATTTGTTGATGTATGTCAGCATATTACTAATGGGAACTCCACTCTCGGTAATTGTACCTGTCTTATCCACCTTAAAGGAAAACAGACCGATAGTATCGATTCGGTCACCGTAATCACGCAAGGCCTCATACATTCTGGAATTACCCATAAATGTCCACACCATAATACGTTTGCCTTTCAGTTTATCCCTCAAATCGACACACCTCCGTCCGTCATTTCCTGTAATTCAAAAAGCACCCTGGCAGACTTGCCGTCCTCCAAGGTAATCTTATGCTTGGAATCCCAAGCGGCACTGTATTGATAAAATCCCTCTTTTAGTTCTGTGACACCATTCTTCGTACATTCTCTTACAGAAGCAAGCAGTGCCAGATCATCTTCTGCTGCCAGTGCGTTTGGGAATCTTACCTTCTGTCCACCCACACCTTGGGAAAGTTGCACCGAGCCTGCTGCCATATCAGACTTTGGATAAATATGAATATCCAACCCACCGGAAGTTTCTCCAAGGTTACAGACAATCACTGTTTCCGCGGAACGAACCACACTGTTGAACCATACTTTATTGCCTTTGGCGAGTCGACTCTCCGTATGTGGCACATACCCTGTCAGTGCAGGACCTTCCTGTAATTGCAAGTCAGTAAACCAAATGGTGCCGGAGCAGTCCGTGATGGTAGGTTTCACGGTAACGTTCACAACACGCATATCCTGCTTTTTATTGATAACCTCTGCCAAACGAATGAATACCGGATTAGCCATCAAGCACCCACTTGATTTCACAGGGATGACCTACCCATCCCGTAGCAACCGAACCCGGCTGCAGCAAAAGGTCTGTAATATAAAAAGTGCCTGTGCAGTTGGTCACGCACACACGCACGGTAATAGATTTCACTTTGGAGAAGTAATTTTCAGGCATTATCTTCTCCGATGTTTTAGAAAAATAAGCCATAGACACCTCCATCAGTAAAGGTCAATGAATCGGGTTTCGGTGCTGCCGTCCTCATATTCAATCACTACTTCAATGCCGACCTGGGCATTATCGGAAAGTTTCTTCAAATTCTCCGATGCAATCTGCGCCGACAGTGTATAACTGCTGCGGTTGGAAGGATACACAGTCTGATACAGACTTTTTGTCATGCCTGCAACACCTTCTGCCCTAAAAGATGCTGTACCGGATGCACCGTTTTCTCCGTCTGCCTCAAAACCGGAACTGACCCAATATGCCAGTCCATCGTCTGCACGGGAATTTCGCAGATGATTGAACGGAACAAGTTCTCGGATATCGTTATTGGTGGATCTATGTCAATATTTTAGACACAAATAATTGAATTTTTAACTTGCTCTAGCTATTTTTTCGCACTGTTCTGGTGATATGAAACCAATACTTCCATGAATTCTTTTTCTATTGTACCAACCTTCTATATATTCAAATAACCTTAGTTTTGCAGACTCAAAATCAAAATACTTAACCCTATAAACTTCTTCTTTCTTTAAAATGGCATGAAAAGATTCTATACAGGCATTGTCATAAGGACACCCCTTTTTACTAAAAGACTGAATTATTTTATTTTTTAATGTATAGTT